TGGATCAGGCATCGCCAAACTCCTTCATGTAATCTTCAAAAGTCTCGCCATACAAAGCCATCACATGATGACCATATTTTGTGGCATATCCAGCCCCATGCACTAGCGAAACGGTCATTAAAATCAAGTCGTAATATCCTGCTCGCCACATGAACGATTTGGCATCTGCTTGTTTATTTCGCTCTGCCGTGTCCGAGGCTTGCCACTTGAGAATCATTGTCGCCAGCAATGGCGTTAAATGGACGCTGTTGGCAATAAAAAATGTGTTCTGGTGCATACCCACCAGTGTGTTCCAAATGGTCGCATTTAGATCTTCTCGTGCCACTTGGTCGCCATCTGCAACATCATCAAATACTTGGATTGCGTCAAAGACCATGAGTAGCCACTCTACGGCTGGCGTAGGTAGCATAAAAACCTTAGTCAGGTTTTCTCGCAGTCCATTGGTCATCCACAACTCCTAATTAGGGCAGGCCGCTGGATGCCAGAACTCAGCGGCTTGATTTTCGCACAAATTGCCAAAAGGTCAATCTTCTTCTTCTTCATCTTCCCAAGCCTGACAAACCCGCATATCGTTGCAGATAAAGTTCAGCTTTTCGCAATGACCCCTAAACCCTGCACCCTTGTCATAGCCAGCCATAGGAATACGCTCAATTTTTACCTGAGTCATGAAGCTGTTGTCGTAATAACCACAGTTTGAACAATGCTTGCGTCTTGCGTCTTTTTCATCGCATTGCATTGCCTCTGCAAGTCCTACGTAGAACTCTTTATTTGCGCCAGCCTCATTGGTGGGCATTTCAGGGCCATAGTTCCAATCAGCAACCGCAACGGCATAATTCTTTTTATTCTCTGCTGTGGTCAAGAATCCCTCATCCATTGGTAGGCCAGTAAAGCCTCGGGGAATCATCATAAATTCTTTCATTTCTAACTCCTTTAAGTAATTTCACGCCCGTTGGCACGGATGGTCAAAGATGTGGCTGCACTTGCAATGGTTGAAATAAAACCACTTGGTTCAAGTGCTTGACCCACCAGCTCGGGGAAAGTATATGTCTCGTCAGGCGCAAGGCTTCGTGTATCCACAATAAGATTTGTTACTGCTGCTGCACTTCCGCTGGTGACCAAATTGACGCTGATAGTCACATTACCTGCCGTGGTATTGGTGGCAGTAAACTTGTCAATAATGGTTTTGCAGTTGGTTGCTGTATATTGCGTGGTCTGCGTGTTTTCCGCTTGTTTGGCTGGAATTAGTACTTTTACTGTAACTGTCATATCTACTCCTTATGTGGCTTCTGCGCCACTGGCAATAATGGTCAAGCCTGTTGAGACAGCCTGAATTTGAATGGTATCGCCAGCATTAAGCACCTCAATGCCGTTGTATTGCAATGCATTAGCGTATGGCACAGGCACATCGTATAGAAAAGCATTTGACGTTCCAGCCGTACCTGCTGATGGCACTAAAAACACACGCACGTTTATATCTGCCGCCGTTGTATTGGCAATGCTGAATTCTTTGAGCAGGGTTCTAGTTGAAGCTGGCACTGTATAAAGCGTAGTCACGCCCGTTGTGATGGCGGCTTGGCCTAATTTAACAGGGGTAATTACATCGAAAGCCATGTCAGCACCTGATTAGATCGCACCCTTGCGGTTTGGTTTGCATAGGGCAAGATGCCATTTACATCGTGCGCCAATTCGATATTATTACGCACAGGAGCAAGTGCAAGCAACTCTAATGGTTGTGCCAATCTTGCCATAGTATCCAATGTCTGCTGTACCTTGGCATTTAGCACGGCATCTTCTACCGCAGTATTTTGCGAAAGTGCCGCAATTTGCGCCAATGCCTCGTTTGCGGTTGCCGCAGCCGTATCTGCCTGATATTCAAAGTCAGTGCCTGTTATGACCTGTAACTGGTCAACAGTAGAAAACAACAATTCAAACTGTCTGATCTGTTGCTGATCGGTCAAGAACTCCGCAAGCTGGTCACGGGTCAAGTTAAGTCTGCGGGAAATGGGTGCGGTTGCCATCAGTATGCCAATGCTTCAATCTGTGCTTCTAAGCGCACATAGGACACATGGGCATCGCTGTCGCCACGGAAACGCTGAATGCGCCAGTTCCTCATGTGACCTTGCTGAAACCATGCCAAACGCTTTTGGCGGTTTCCAATCGTGCCAACAGAGATAAACTTTTCCTGTGAATAAGTTTGACCATCCAATGAATAACTGGTGCTGATCTGCGGATTCTTACCAAGCACCACGCTACCTGTCAGGCTGACAAGTTCCATCTCATTAAATATTGCACCATTGCTCTCGTTATAGACAATCAATGTGCCAAACTCCCAACGCACTTGCTGACCCCAATGATGACCTGTGTCTTGCACCAAATAACCGATATTGGTGGACTGTGGATCACCCACCATCCACTTGTCGTACACCCAAACTAAATTTCTGGCTCTGTATTGTGCAAATCCAGACAAGGTTGTGGTCAGAGTAAACCAGACAGGAGTTTGTAATGCCTCCGATGCTGATGCGTCATAAACTATGGTGCGGTCAGGCAAATGCACATAAAGGTGTTGATGACTCTTGTCGTTTCTGGCCTCTAACTTGACCAAGGCCAACTGAGTCTCGGTGTATTCAAGAAGCAGATTGTCAATTTCCTGAGTGCTTATTTTTTGTGCAACAGCCGAAGCACCTACATAGATGCTTGGTGCTTCATTCCTGCCACTTCCTAAAAACGCAATGCGCTCAATAAAGACACAGCAAGCAAATGTCCCAACAACGCCCTTTTGTATTTGTGCTCCATCAATTCGTGCAAATGGGAATAACTCACCACCCACGTTATCGAATACCTCAATCGTGTTGCGGTTCAATGCGTATATTTCGTTTCGTAACTTCAATAGCGCAACCACTGGGTCTGGGTCAACCTCTGAATTTCCATACTTCAACGGATTGACTTGTGTCGGGTCTGTCAGTTCTGTGACGATCAAGAATTCGCCATCTGTGGTCATAAAGTAACCATCGACCCACACTACATCTAGCACCACTCCCAAGTCAGGGTCAGTCACTTGCGTCAGAGTTGTGCCATTCCAGTAATACAAGCGCCCACCGGATGCAATCGCAAGTAAATCAAAGCTGTAATCAAATGTCACCAGTTGATCTACTGGCCCACCAACATCGCCCAAAATGGTCACTATACCTGCGCTGTCGATTTCCACTAGCTTTGTACCCATCACTCGATACAAATTGCCTTGCCAGTTAATTCCACCACGATCAACTCCTGGCCCTGTGCCGTTTGCCACAATGCCATCGCCTGGTCGCAGAAACCCATTACTGATGCCTGACTGTTTTGGCACAGGCACAAGATTCACTGGGTATGCTGTACGCAGTTCAGGAGTGCTGTCGGTGTAGATGCCGTTTAAGATAGGTATTTGCATTACCACTTTACCTTATCAGCCCAATATGCGGCACTCATCTTGCCTTTGGCAATATTTTCAGAATGGCGGGATTTAAATGATTCACGCCTTGCTTTATCGGCTTTGGATTCGCCCTCACGCTTTGGTGAGCCAGAAACGCCCTGCTGACCAAAACGAATCAGCTTAATTTCATCACCAGACTTTGCCACAACAACATGGCTTTTTGTGGGATGGCTTGGGGTGCGCTTGGGTTTATTGAAACCCTCAACGCCAGCACGAGTTAGTCTTGGGTCTTTCATCTGAACCCCTTGATCTTTTCAGCAATCTTTTTAGGCTGCTTGGCAAACTGCTTCCCAGCCTTTGTAGCCTCACGCTTTGCCTTTGTGGTTGCCGCATATTCAGCCGCACTCAGGGCTTTGATAGCCTTCTCAGGCAGATACCTCTCGCCTGTTTCAGACGATGGCTTTCCAGACTTGGTGCGCCAGTTTTGACTTGACCAATCTTTAAGGCTTTTTTGTGTGGCTTTCATTTATAACCGCCACCTTTTTCTTTGTACTTCTTTGCCAAAAGTTGGGCTTTGCGAGCTGACCATTCACCAGCCGCAGTTCCTTGCACAGACGAACCTTTGATTTCCTCAAAGAGTCGCTTACGCATGGTTGGCTTTGTGTAGTTGCCAGCCGCATTGACCGATGACTTGGGCTTGGTTGCCATTATGCAACTACCGCACCACGGAATCCAACAACCCACCAATCAGTACCAGCAAACTGGAGAGTTACCGAATCACCAACAGCATTAAAAGTGATTGTGGTTGCACTGCCAAGGTTGGTTGGGGTCAAAACACCAGTATCACCACCAGCGGCTTCTGCAACATAAATAATTGTCTTGAGTTGGCCTTGTGCGCCATCTGCAAGTGTCAGTGCATTACCAGTAGCAGTTGAAGTAAAAGCAGTTGCAAGACTTGTGATATTTACTGCACCTGCGCCACTTAATGACTGAACTGTTCCTGATGCACCAGTGCCACCATTAGCGACAGGCAAAGCACCAGTTACTCCAGTGGTTAGCGGTAAACCTGTGCATGATGTAAGCGTTCCTGATGTTGGAGTGCCAAGAATTGGAGTTATCAATGTAGGTGTGTTGGCAAATACATTTGCCCCTGTACCTGTTTCATCAGTCAGGGCTGCCGCCAAGTTTGCGCTTGATGGGGTTGCCAGAAATGTTGCCACATTCGCAGCCAAACCAGATACGCCAGTTCCAATTGGTAAGCCAGTGCAGTTTGTCAATGTTCCAGAAGTCGGTGTGCCAAGAATCGGGCTTACCATGACCATGCTGGTTGATGTGCAAGCAGAAATGTTGCCGCTTGTAACTGTCCCCAAAATCGGGGTGACTAAAGTCGGGCTTGTGTTAAATACCAACAGACCCGTGCCAGTCTCGTCTGTCATTGCTGTTCGTAGGTTGGCACTTGATGGGTTTGCCAAGAAAGCCTGCATACCAGCAGCGTAAACCGTCTCAGCATTGATCTGATACCAAGAATTGGTTGGCTGATAAAACCTGATCGCCGTTGCTGTGCCAGCCGCCAGTGAAGTCACACCACCATAAATAGCAGTCGCACCATTAAGTGCAATCGTTAGTGATGTAATCTCTTGAGTGGTGGTAATCAGCACCGTAGTGCCAT